ACGTACAATCAGCTGAAATTCCACCACAGGTTCTTAAGAGAGCTTACATGGAAGTTGGATCAGAACTGTATCATCGCAGGAACGCTCCAATGGGTGTGACTCAATATGCAACTTATGATGGTTCGCCTATCAGAGTAGCTAGAGACCCACTCGTTGGAGTGTATCCTCTTCTTAACAGATATATGGTGAGATTTGCATGATTCAAGATACTAAGGACGTAATTAAAAGCGCTCTCATATTAGGCGGGGTAACAAACGTCTATACCTACCTACCAGAGAGACCAAATCCTCCTTGTGCAATGATTGAGCCTGATGTTAATTTCATCAGAGTTACAGAAGAAGCATACGGAGAAGTTTATACTTCCCAATGGAAGATCAGACTCATGGTACCTTTTGGTGCTAACGATAAAGAGACTACAACCTTAGATTCATATATTGATGATTTAATTCCAGTATTATGGGAGCACACAGATTGTGCGACTTTAAATGTGGAGAAACCATTTATCACAGAAGCAAATGGCGCAAGCTATTTAACAACATTTTTAAACATTTCAATAGACATGCAAGGAGGAAATTAACATGGCACGTTTAAGAGGAAAGTCCATCGTATTTGAAGTAGACAATACTGAATACTCAGGTGGCGTTTCAAACGTAAACTTTACAAACGAAGTTGGAGAACTTGGTTTTGGAGACTACGAAGATTCATTAACATTCCGTTGCCAGATTGTAGGATTCCAGGACTTCGCATCAGCTTCGCTTCACAGCAAGTTGTACGATAACCCAGGTCAGACAATTGATATCACATATGCCCCACACGGCAATGCGATAGCAACAGCATCACAGCCACACTTCACAGCAAGTGGCTACGCAGAAACTCTACCAGCAATTGGTGGAGCAGCAGGAGAGTATTTCGTATACGACCTTAACATCATTCTTGATGCTAAGCCAGTACGAGTAACAGCTTAATAGTTTGGAGGTAGTGGCATGGCAACAGTAAAGGTTAAAGGACTGCGTGAAGTGGTCAGAAGTTTTAATCAATACGAAGGTGCAATTGATGATCTAAAAGAAGCTAATGCTAAAATTGGTCAGAAGGTTTCACAGTCTGCTATTGCCACTGCCCCTAAATTATCAGGTACACTTGCTTCAACTATTAGGCCAAACAGAGCAAAGAACAATGTTCAAATTAAAGCGGGTGGAGCAAGAGTTCCATACGCAGGCGTAATTGAATATGGATGGCCAGCACATAATATAGAAGCGCAGTCTTATTTACGTAAGGCTGCATACGAAAACATAGCATACGTAATTCAACAGTTTGATGCGAATTTAGAAGATCTAAAGCGCAGATATATAACAGGAAGCTAGAGGCACAAATGGACGTAAGTAAATTAAAGATGAAACAACTTGCAGAGGTAGAAGAACTCTCAGGTTACAACATGGATGAATGGGAAACATGTCCCAAAGTTAAACTAACCATGGCAATTGCATTTGTATTAGGCAAGATGAGCGACCCAGAACTAACCTGGGAAAAAGTTGAGAATATGAGCATTGATGAGATGCAGAATATTTCTGGAGATATTGAGGCCCCAAAAGCCAACAACTCCTAGACCTAATGGCTGATTTCTGCATAGCAGCAGGATTCACACCAGAACAGTTTTGGGAGTTAACAAAAGAAGAATACTCTGCGTTAAGTAGAGCCTTGAGGAGAAGTAATGGCTAATCAGATTACCGTTGACATATTAGCGGATACCAAAAACTTAGTTGCTGGTGTCAATGCCACCAAGAGTCAACTATCAAGTCTAAATGGATCAATTGCCAAAGTAAGCGGAGCCTTTAAAGGGTTAGCAGCTACATTTGGATTTACAGTTGGTATTGGATTCCTCAAGGATGCCGTTAAAGGTGCAGCTGATGAAGCCGCTGCATTCAAAAGAATTACAGAAGAATTTGGAACAGATGCTGCAGCGGTTACTGCAAAGATTGGCAACTTATCTAAACTCTTCTATGTTGATGATGGAGAAATTGCTAAGCTAGTTCTTAAATTAAAACAGTCTTTAAGAGCAGAACTAGATGGTCTTGCCCCAGGGCTTGCAGAAGCTGCAATTGTTTTGTCAAAGATTACTGGAAAGCCACTTGAAGAAGTAGGTAGTCAATTTGCTAAGTTTGTTAGAGATGGCAAGCTTACATTAAAGGAAGTCCAGACCCTTGGAATCAACCTTACATTAGAGCAGCAAAAAGCACTTGATGAAGCTGCTAAATCTGGTAAGTCTGTACAATATATACTTGATCTTCTTACAAGCGATGAGTACGTAAATAAAGCTAAGAGAATGATTACCCCATTTGAAAAATGGAACTTTGCGGTTGGTGAGCTTAAGGACAGAATTGGTACTGCATTATTGCCTTTCCTTGAAAAGCTAATTAATATTTATGACAGCCTATCTCCTAGCCAAAAGAAAGTTGTAGATACTACAGCAGCAATAACAATAGGACTAGCAGCACTTGCGGCAGTTCTTTCACCACTACTTCTTTCCCTTGGAGCAATGGTTACATATGGGCCAGCACTTAAAGCATTCTTTTTAGTAGTAGCCACTGGAATAAAATCAGTAACAGTTGCATTACTAACCAATCCATTTGCTCCTCTTATAGTTGCAATTGCTTTAGTAATAGCAGCAGTAGTTCTTTTAATTAAGAACTGGGATTCAGTATCTGCAGCAATTAAAAGATTAGCATCAGCGGTTGCAGAAGGCGTTGGACAATTTAAAAATACTTTAGTAAATGGATTCAATTCGGCAAAGGATTACCTAGCTAATCTTGCAGGATCATTTACAAGCTTAGGAAAGAATATTATACAAGGGCTAGTTAATGGAATTAGATCCATGGCTTCCGCTCCAATAGATGCAATTAAAGGAATTGGAAGTGGCCTTGTAAATTCATTTAAGAGCTTCTTTAGAATTGGTTCACCTTCCAAGCTGTTTGCAGACTATGGAAAGAATTTAGTTCAAGGATTATCAGGTGGTATAGATGGAGCCAAGAGACTTGCAGTAAGCAGCATTGGTTCTTTAAGCGCTGATGTAGCTAGCCCATCCTTCTCATTTGCAGGGGGCGGATCAAGCAGATCACCAGTAACAGTTAACATTAATGCAGGAGTAGGAACAGACCCTTATGAACTTGGTAGAGTTGTTAAAGCGGCCCTAGACAAGTACAATGGTGTTAACGGTAGACGATGAAGATATTTGACCAGATAGATTTACAGATACGTACTAAGATTGATGGCCTATTTACAATTGGCGTTGATAAGATTGGTGAGGCATACCTTGCTTCAGATGCTGATCTAAATGATGACACACAATATGAATGGCAGTCTATATTAAATGGAGTGCTATCACTCAGCCTTCGTAGAGGCGTAGACACCTATACAGGAGCATATGCTCTGCCAATTGTTAATGTTGGTTCTCTACATGTAAGATCAACTAATCAATTATTAGACCCTGTTCATAACAAGTATTTGCAGCCTAAATCAAAGATTAGACTAATACTCAAGGGTGTAACACCTGTAACAATATTCCAAGGTCGTGTAGACAATATCTATATTGACTATAGATCTGACCAGCAGAAGCCTTTAATTAGTTTTGATGTTATGGATCCAGTAGCAGACCTACAGGGAACTATGACACAGCTATCAGGCATTTCTACATCCGCCTCACATACTTGGTCTGAGCGTATCAATGAGATACTCTCTAACGGCGGTAGAACGGAGTCTGCAGGCACGAAGCAGCTTGTCCGTAACATCTATGGTGGGTCAACAACTCACGGCTTCTGGGACGACAACAGGACCATCTGGGAGGCATTAACTCTTGCCTCAAATACAGAGGGTGGATTTATTTACTTTGATAAAGACAACGCATTAAATTGCTATGCCTCTGAAGAAATTCCTGACAACGAACCAACAATGCTATTTAGCAATATAAATCCAGAGGCAGTTAATTACGGCTTTAAGAACATCTCTGTAGATTACAACACAGCATCAATTATTAATGAGGTTCAAGTATCAAATTCATGGGGCTATACAAAATCTGTATTAACTCAAGAAGAAGATCCAGAGCTATATTACCCAGAAGGAAAATGGGTTACAGTAACAGAAATAAAGACTGAGGCGGAGGGTCCATATAGAGACCAAGCTTCTATCAATAAACATGGAACACATGCTCTAAATCTTGATACTAACTTTAACTTGTCTGGTGGCAAAGAAGAGCTAGTCACATGGGCAAATAGAATCATTAATAAGTGGAAGAATCCATCTACGCTTGTTAAGGAAATTGAATGGAACGCTAAGAACGATATTCTTAATGCCGCTGGCATGGATATCTTAGAATCAGTTAACATTGAATACCAGACAGAAAATACAGGATTTACAACTGAATTAACCGTAATTGGTATTCAGATGGAAATAGACGCTGATCAAGATACATGGCGTGTAAAATATATATTATTCCCTAGGAGCAGATTCATATGACAATCAGATACACAGCCTTTGCTGATAACGAAATTCTTACAGCAAACGAACTACTTGACCTTCAGAACAATGGAGTTATTCAAGTCACAAGCTATTCAGAATTAGCAGCATTAGAGCCAGTAGTAAATGCTGCCTATGTATTAAACGATGGTGCCTTCTATGTGCGTAAGCCAGATGCATCATGGGGCCAGGTTGGTGGGCTAGCATCAGTTAGCGCATCAGCACCTACATCACCACAGGTTGGCCAGATCTGGTACGACACAGACGCAATTTTTCCAAACACACAAAAGAACGGCTACAACGGAACTGAGACAGTTTCATCATCTACCTTTGCATCTCTTGCAAACTTAGCAGCCGTATCAGTAACTTCAACAGAACCTTTCCTTGCTCTCGTAAGCTATGGAGTAGTCCAGCCTATAGGTTCCGACGGAACCACTGGAGTCACAATGACAGTAGAAGTATCAGGAGATACAACTAGAGCAGCAACATTTGTTGATTATGCTCAGTCAATTGGCACACAGAAGGTAACAATTAATAACTCATTTACAACAGTTATTAATGCAGGAACTACTTTGTTTACACCTAAAGCAAAGAAGGAAGGCTCAGGAACTGCTACCGTTACTCAACCATGGATTGAAGTAGCAGCCCTTAGATGGGTTTAATAAATGTTAAAAGTCTGGGATGGATCCGACTGGTCTCCTCTTGATGGAGTAAAGTTTTGGAATGGCACAGGTTGGGACAGAAACAATAAGTCCAAAGTACGCTCAGCATCTGCTGCTTGGCTGCCACAAAAGTTCACAGACAAAGATGTTGTATACACAATTAAATGGAATGTGGCAGGAAGAACACCACCAGCTACTCCAGATCCAGTAACAACAGTACCTAATATCGTAGGCTTGACTCAAGCTGCAGCTATCTCAGCATTGCAAGGAGCAACTCTAAATATTGGAGACATTACATATTTCACAACCACAACTCTTGCAGACGATGGAAAGATTGCCTCACAGTCAGTCCAGCCTTTGCTTAAGGTTCCAGAGAATTCTTTCGTAAACTTTGTGGTTTATGAATACAAGGTAGCAACTGCTACAGTTCCTCAGCTTAATGGTCTTTTAAGATCAGCAGCTGAATCTGCAATTACAAGCCTTGGCTTTATTGTTGGAAATAAGAGCACCGTAGAAACATACGACGTAAACTTAATTGGCAAAGTCGTGCCTGATATTCAGTACCCAGAAGCTGGTACAACAGCAGATGTTGGTACGCTTGTTAACTTTGATTACTACATTCAAAAGCCATTTGTAACCATGCCTAACCTTTTAAATAAGGCAGAGCATGAAGTCTTTAGTCTTCTTTATGCAGTTAATCTAGAAGAAGGCACAAGAACTACAACAGAAACTACAAACACAACCCTTGAAGGATTAGTTAAGACTCAGCAATATAACGCTGGACAGCAACTTCAAGCTGGCACCACAGTAAATTACAATGTTTACGTGCCTAATACAACTACAATTATGCCAAACATTATTGGCAAAACTCCTGCACAGGCAGCAGCGTTGCTACAAACAGCTGAGCTTTATCCAGGAACAGAAACTAACCAAGAGACAACTAATGTATCACTTGAAGGAACAATTGCCTCAGCCCAATATGGAGCGGGAACAACTAGACCAGTAGACTCAACAGTAAACTATGTAGTCTATGTTCCTAATACAACAACTACAGTTCCTAATATTGTTAACCAGACAACAGCAGTTGCCACATCATTATTAACAACAGCTGAGCTTTATCTTGGATACCAAACATCTGAGGTTGAAACAGCTAATACAGCATTGCACAATAAAATAGCTTCACAGTCACCAGCATCTGGAACGGTTCAGCCAGTACATAGTTCAATTAATTATGCATTGTACGTACCACTAAAGACTGCAACAGTTCCAAATATTGTTGGACAATCAACAAGCACTGCAGCTCAAACATTATCAGTAGCTGGATTCTATCTTGGATCTCAGACTGGAACATCCTACACAACAAATGCAGGACAAGTTGGAACAATTATTACTCAGTCATTGACGGGTACTCAGAAAATAGGAACTAGCATTAACTACACAGTTTATGTTTTGAACCCAAATACAACTGTGCCTAATATTGTTAATCAGTATTACACAACAGCTAACACAACTCTTACCTCTGCTGGCTTAAATGTTGGCTCAGTTACTGAAGTTGAAACAACAAACTCTGCCCTTGTGGGATATGTCCAGTCACAGTCTGTAACAGCTGGATCATCTGTATTAAAGGGAACTACTGTTAATTATGTAAAATACAAAGCAAAGGTTCTTGTACCAGTTACAGTAACAAAGACAGGAACTGCTTACATATGGTCACCACAAATTGGTTCATATTACGGAAGCAACTCAAGAAGAGCAAATACTGAACCAGCATACTTTGGTCAGTGGGTATCATCTACTGGAAATCAGTACTCTCTTATTAACGTAACTGATGCAGCCAGAAATGCAGCATGTAATGCGGTATCTGGTAATAGACCATACACCGTAACAAACGCAGCTGTTAACTTTATTCAAGGTTCAGGCTATGGATACTCAACAAAGAACTTCTACTTTGGATATTCTTCAGGATCAATTACTGGTATGCCAGGAACAAATACAAACTATGTTTATACAAATCAACAGTATGTTGGTTCTTCTACAAATGGTAACTCATACAGCATTAACTTAAACTCAGACTTAAGAAGAGCATGCTTTACCTCACCATCATATCCTTTGGTTGTAAATGCACAATCAACAGCACAATCAGCTTATGGAGCTTTGACAAATATCTACATCGCTCTGACTATACAATGGACGGAGACAACATACGTATGAAATTATTTGGAGTAAGCCTACAGCGTAATGGGGCAATTGAGAACAATAACTTTGCACCATCAATAGTCTGGACACCAGATGCAAATCCAGCATTTCAAAACACATACCTTTTCCCAGTAGAAATACCAGCTGGAACAGGTTCTTGGTTTGAGAATGTAACTACTGAGCAAGTAGATGCGGCGGGTTATGAAGTATTTGGTGGACCTTTTGACAGATACTTTAATGAAACAGCTATCGCAGAATACAAGTATGGCTATGATCCTCTATGGAATGTATTAGACCCAAACACATATACATATACAGACAAACAAACTAATCAGACATATACATTAGTAGCCAATGAAACTACATATGGATTCCCTAAGCCATCAGATATATCTGAAATGCTTTATGCAAAAAATCAATGCCTACTACAAACAAGGTTGCTAGCTATTTATAATGACAACCCAACCCAAGTAACAGTTAAAGTAAGAATAGCTGATCAATCATTTAAGGGTGCGGTTACAGAATTAATCAATATGACAGACCAGAATGATCCATACGGATTACTTGATACTGGTGCAGGACTTGGAGTTCTTTATGAATATGAAGGTCAGACTGGGCCATCATTAGAAACAGACGGTGCAGATTATTCACCAGCAAATGTTAAGTTTAAATTCCGAAAGGGTGGTCTTGGTAACACATTACCTTACATACCAGAAGAAATGACATACACAATTCCAGCAGGTGGTTGGGCAATGGCTTACATGCCAATGTATGTTACAAAAGAAAATGGGGACTATGCAGGAATAGACGATGATTATCTAGTTCTTGCAACAGAAACACAGTAGAATTCTCTACTCAGTTGCCTCTGTAGAGATTATGGAGAGATCCTCAGATTCCGCCATTTGAGGATTTTCTTCTTTTTTAGGAGCTTTAGGAGCTTTAACCTTTGGCTTCTTTGTTTCATAATCCCAATCCTTAGCAGGGATTAACTTGCCTTCATAATATACGTTCTTCATTATTTCTCCTTTATGCCTAAATGTTCTTCAA